CGCCCATCACCGCAACTCGCGCGCATCGCCGAACTGGAGCGCGTCTACGCCGACGAGTACCCGACGGCGCCGCGTGAGCAGCGGAAGCGCTGGGCAGTCGAAGGCGCGCAGTATGAGGCTGATGAACGGGACGCAATAAAGAACCAGCAGTAAACCCGGTTTGCCAACGCGGGGGAGGAAAGGGAGCAAATGGAAACACAGAAGATACTAGACCTCTATGCCGAGAGTGACGTTGTGGGGGTAGCGCGTGGATTGGCTGTTGTGTTTCTCGATAAAGGGGAGGCCGCCGCGGTAGTCCAGTCTGAGCACTATCTGCACCGCAAGCCGCCGATTTCCTACGCCTTTGGGTTATACCAGGGGACCACACTCCGCGGCGTTTGTACGTTTGGCGTTCCGCCAAGCCGCCACCTTCAGATGAGCGCGTGCCCGTCTCGCCCCAGTTCAGTCTTGGAACTTAACCGGGTTTGGGTGCATGACGACATGCAGAGGAACACTGAAAGCTGGTTTGTGAGTCGATGCCTAAAGCAACTTCCGGCGTTTATTATTGTGAGCTACGCAGACACCGCCTATCACCATCGCGGCTTTATTTACCGGGCGTTAAATTGGCGATTCGCCGGGCTGACTGACGAGGAGCGGAAAACTCCGAGGTTTGATTACCTTGTTCCTGGGAAGCACACGCGGGAGGCGTTCCGCTCTGGCGACGGCGTGAACGCGCAAAAAGTTCGCCGTAAGCCGAAATACCGATATTGGACTATTACCGGAGACAGACGGGAGCGGCGCGCGCTGGCATCCCTGTGTGGGTGGGCTGATAAATCGTGGGCTGAGTACGACAGAAAAACAGAAGCATAGCAGTAACCCAGGCCAATGCTGACGGCCTGAAACGAAAGGGAGCAAATGAGAAACAACCCATGGGTGCCAGGAGATCCGTGCAAGCGGTGTGGCACGCCTATACCGACGCTGGCTGATAAATTCCAGCCGCGCAACAGCATATGCAAGCCGTGCGGAAACGCTCGGCAAGCGGTTAAAAGAGACAAACTACGCGCAAAAGCTGCGGTGCCATGCACGCAGTGCCAGCGCCTGATGCTCACATGGACCGAGCGCCGGCGCGGAACGTGCAAAGCGTGCCGGGCAGACAAACGCTGCGCGTGCGGGTCCGTGCTGCTACAGAGCGATATGCGCTACGCCCGCTGTGCTGTATGCCGCAGGACAACGCGCGCTGAACGTAAGGAGATCCGCTGGTGTGGCTGTGGCGGCCAGATCGAGCAAAAGCGCCGCTACTCCAAGATGTGCGCGAAGTGCGCAACGAAGGCGCGGACGGACGCAGGGCGCAAGGGTGCCGCAACCATGCGGACAATATTGAAAAACAGCCGCCCGATGGCAACGCACGCCGTCCAGGTGCCAATGAATACGGGCGAAGATCGGCCACCGATGACGCGGGCGGAGGCGCTGGCACGGGATCGGGGGAACGATGACCCGGCGCGGTCGGCGTGGATTGACTCGGTGTGTGCGCGGCGGGTGGGGGTGCGGGCATGAGCGGCTATCGGGCGTTTCTCGACGGCAAGCACGTTCAGCCGCAACCATCCGGCATTTCCGGAAAGTTCGACTTAAACAGCAAGCTATTCGGCTTCCAGCGGCAAAGCATCACGCGGGCGCTGAACGCTGGCAAGTTCGCACTATTTACTGAGTGCGGGAGCGGCAAAACAGCCATGCAAGCGGAATGGGCGCGGCAGGTCTGCCATCACTCGGGCGGTGACGCGCTGATACTGGCACCGTTGGCGGTGACCGCACAAACCGTAGCAGAAGGCGCAAAGTTCGGCGTCGAGATCACGCAATGCCGCAGTCAAAAGGACGTGCGGCGCGGCGTCAATGTTGCCAACTACGACATGCTCAAACATTTCGACGCGGGCCACTTCGACGCCATCGTATTAGACGAGTCGAGCATCCTGAAGAACTTCACAGGGGCAACGCGGCGGCTCCTGCAAGACTCGTTTGCCGGCACGCCATACAAGCTCTGTTGCTCGGCTACGCCGTCTCCAAACGATCACATGGAACTCGGCAACCACTCGGAGTTCCTCGACATCATGAGCGGCGGGCAGATGCTCATGCGCTGGTTCCTTAACGACACCATGAAGGCGGGCGGATACCGGCTGAAAGGGCACGCGGAAGCCGATTACTGGCGGTGGGTGGCGTCGTGGTCAGTGTGCATGGAGAAGCCGTCAGACCTTGGATTTTCTGACGACGGGTGGGTGATGCCCGCGCTGAATATCCACGAAGAGGTCGTTGCCGTCGATCAATCCATCAACGCCAACGGGCAACTCTTTCGAGTGGCGGACGTTTCGGCCACTGGACTACATCGGGAGATGCGGCTTACTGCGCCGGCGCGGGCCGCGCGAGTTGCCGAGATTATCGGCGATAGCAAAGAGCCGTGGTGTATCTGGTGCAACACCAACTACGAGGCCGACGAGCTCATGCGGGTTATCGACGGCGCTATTGAAGTACGCGGCGACGAGCGCACGGAAGCGAAGGAAGAGAAACTACTCGGGTTCACGAATGGCGCGTTCCAGCGCATCGTCACGAAGCCGAGCATCGCGGGATTCGGCATGAACTGGCAGCACTGCAATAAGCACATTTTTTGTGGGCTGTCATACTCATACGAACAGTTCTATCAGGCCGTGCGTCGGTCGTGGAGGTTTGGGCAGACGCGGCCGGTTGACGCCTACATGGTCATCGCGGAGACCGAGGGCCCTGTTCTAAAGACGATCCGCGAAAAGCAGAAAAAGCACGAAGAAATGAAAGCGGCCATGGTTCATGCGATGGCGGCAATTCAAAACGGTACAGGGCGGCGGCAACTTGCATCGGCCGTCGGCACAAAACAGATGAAGCTTCCGAGGTGGATCTAATGAACGTGATTTTAGACGAGCGGCACGGCCGCAATTGGGCGCTTTACAATGGCGACTGCTGCGAAGTCATCAAGGGCATACCCGACGAGTCAGTAGACCTGACGGTATTTTCGCCGCCGTTTTCCAGCCTGTACACGTATTCGGACTCAGAGGCCGATATGGGCAACTGCGCGAGTGATGAGGAGTTCTTTGCGCACTTCGGCTTCCTTGCGCCGGAACTGCTTCGCGTGACGACAACGGGGCGGCTGTGTGTGATGCACGTCAAAGACTTGCCCACGTATCGCAATAGCGACGGAGCCAGCGGATTGCGAGACTTTCCAGGCCAGTGCATCGCCGCTATGGAGCGCGCCGGGTGGACGTTCCATAGCCGCGTGACGGTGTGGAAGTGCCCGGTAACCGAGCGCGAGCGCACGAATAACAACGGGCTACTGCACAAGACCGTCATGCGCGACTCGTCGCAGATACGGCAGGGCATGGCGGACTACGTGTTGGCGTTCCGCAAGACACCGCCCGGTGACAATCTCAGCACGAAGCCAATCGAGCGCCCGAACGGGTTTACTCGATACATTGGCGACCAGGCGCAAGATCCGCGCGAAACCGACCAGCACCCTTCGAAATACGCCCGCAAAGGCCGCGACGGGCGGACCAGCGTGGAGATTTGGCGGCGATACGCGGAGCCGGTCTGGTGGGATATCGACCAAACGGACGTGCTCAACTTTCGCATCGCCCGCGATGAAAAGGACGAAAAGCACATCTGCCCGCTGCAGCTCGGGTTGATTCGCCGGTGCCTGGAACTGTGGTCGTCGCCCGGAGATGTCGTATTGTCTCCGTTCGCTGGCGTCGGCTCAGAGGGGTTTGTCGCGCTGGACGAGGGGCGCAAGTTCATCGGCATCGAGTTGAAGCCGGGTTACTTTTCAACGGCCATCAAGCACTTAAAGAGCGCGGAGGCATACGCCGGCGCGCAGGGAGGGTTATTTGATGCCATCGACTGACAACCCCATCGCCACCGCCCAGCGCGAGCAGCGCGAAGCGGCAGCGCGGTACATCGCGGACGGGCACCCGCTGGCGGAGCTGGGAATGGGTGACTGGTTCGCGGAGGAGTTTCTTTTGGAGCAAGAGGCCCAACTATGACCCGCCCCTGGAACTTAGCTGAATCTCGCCTGATCGCTGAACGGGTGATGGAGTGGCAGGTATTCGAGTTTGAAGGCCGACTATGGCTGACCGACCCCGGACAGCGGCCAAAATGGCTTTGTGATTGCGTTATCCCCGACTGGCCGCGCGACCCCGCAGCCGCGGCGATGGTGCTGGCGGCGATACAGATGGACGGGTGGCGTGTTGATGGCTGGTGGACCGCGGCCAGCCATACGTTTTGCGTGCGGCTGAAGCATACGATCACGAAGGCGAAGGCTGAGGGTAACGCGCGGGTGTGGTCCGAGGCCGTGATGCTGGCGGTTTTGGCGGCGGTGGAGGGATGAAGTGAACAAAAATAAGATCACCGTCAAAGGCGTGCGCATGTTCATGGGCCACATTCGATGGCAAGTCTGGTATGACGACAGGCTATTTGGCAACTATGAATACTGGGAGAACGCCGTACGCTTTGCGTTTCGCATGGCAGAGAAGGGCAAGCCATGAGGCGCAACGGCCGCATCGACGCCAACCAGAACGCCGTTGTCGCCTATCTGCGCGCGCTGGGGATGTCCGTCTGCATTCTCTCGCCGATGGGAAAGGGCATCCCGGACCTATTGGTAGGCTGGCGCGGTCTGAACGTGCTGTTGGAGCTAAAGGACGGGTCAAAGCCGCCATCGGCGCAGGCGCTGACCGGCGACGAGCGCGACTGGCACGCGAAATGGGCCGGGCAACTCGCCACGGTCAATTCGGCCGAGGAAGCGGCGCGGGTGGTGATTGCCGAGTGGGAGCGGTTGCGGCCATGACCATCCTCGACCAACTCAAGCGCGCCGGCGCCGTGCTGGTGCGCCAAAAGAATCACCAGGTGTGGCGGCTGCCGAACGGGCGGCGCTACGTGATGGCGACAACGCCCAGCGATGGGCGGGCGGGTAGGAATCAGGCGGCCGTGCTGAAACGGCTGATGCGGGCGAAGTAGACGGGGCCGATATGCCGACGCGGCCGGAAAGAGGGAGCGATGGGACGACGAAACGAGGCCATGCGATGGCCTGGTTGAGACTTTACGACACGTTAGCCAGCGACCACAAGGTCATGCAGTTGGACTGCACTCACTTTAAAACCTGGGTGCTGTGCCTCTGCAACGCCAAAAAAAACGACGGCACGCTATCGCCTTTGCCCGCCCTAGCCTTTGAATTGCATCTGCGCGAGGACGTGCTGCAAAAGCATATTGAGGCGCTGTGTTTGGCTGGTTTACTTGACCAGCAAGGCTCAACATATCAACCACATAACTGGTCAAAGTTCCAGTATGAAAGCGATAACTCTACTGAGCGGTCGCGCCGTCATCGGCAACAAAAAAAGGGTGTTGCTTGCGACGCTGATGCAACGTTGCAAGAACGTCTTCGCAACGCCCTCAGAGTACAGAGTACAGATACAGAGACAGATAATAAGCAACGCCAACTGTCGCTGAACGACTACCCGCAAAGCACCCCGGTTGAGGGTTGGGTGGTGAAGTTGCGGGACAAGCACCCCAAGCCATCAGACGAGCGCTTCGTGGCCACATTCTGCGCGGACAACTGGCACCGCCTAAGCGAAGACGAGCACCGCTACGGGGAGTTCATGGGTTGCGTGTGGCTTGGGCTCTGCGCATGGTGCGACTACTGGAACGCCAACGGGCTACAGTTCGCTCCCGACCTCGCGAAATGGCTTCATGGCTCCGGCTGGAAAAAGCCAGTTCCTCAACCGCAGATAGCCCGCCGTCCCGAGACTCGGTTTGCTCTACCGCCAAAGGAGGCGATGTGATCGGACAACATGAAGCGGCTCGATTAGTGAACCGGCTGGACTGCCTGCCATTTTTTTCAGCACTCACGGAGTCTGGATACCGCGAGCTTTACGTAGCGGTGGCACAAGAGGCGCGTTCTGACATGGAGGCGGAGTCTGCCATCACCGCGTTGCTTTCTGACGTAGGGCGGGCCGCTAACGTCGATACCAACCGCGTGCCATCCCCAGGAGAGTTGCGGTTGTGGATACGGGCGCAGCGTGACGACCAGTACGACACCCCAGCGCCGATCAGCTCCAAGCGCGGTTGCGGAAAAGTGTTCGACGGCTGGCACTACGAGGACGAAGACGGCCGCCATCCGTCGCACTGTGCTGGTGGCTGGGTGCGGCGCACGATCTGGCGGGAGATTCGCGGCATGGTGAACGAGGACGGGAGCAAGGCGATGCAGCCATACCACTTCAGCGGGCGCTGCAAGTGTGAAGGCGGTTGGCTATGAGGCCCACGAAGGCCCAAGTCGTTGCGGCCGTAGAGCGCGCCTACGACCTACACCCTGGCCAGATGATGCTTCGTTCGCGCGTGCCAGAGCTGGTTCTTCCGCGGCGTGTGGCGTGGTGGTACTTGGCCAAGCGGCTTGGTATGGAATACTCGCAAATTGGGCGATTTTTCGGGATGCACCACACGTCGGTAATCACGGGAGTTGCGGCGATTGACTCACGGTTCGCCGATGAGGATTTGGCGGAGAAGAGACAAGTTGTGGATAAGTTGTGGGTAAAGGGTTGAACATCAAAGCGGAACCATGGCACGCTTATTTCAGGCCCGGTGATTGTTTCCGACTAGCTAGGCCTAACCTCCGACGGGGTTTGACGTGGTGGTAAACGTCGCCAGCCCTCACAGGCTCCCAATCGAGGAGATGCGCTTGGACATCTTGAAACTGGCTGGACCGACTGTGATTTGTGAAAACGCAAGCGGTAAGCGGCGAGCTATCAGCCTTGCAACCTTGCGCATCCTCAAAACCGCTGGCGCCGTGGCGCGGCTGATCCAGCGGAAGAAAGACAAGGCGATCACGCGGGTGTTTCTCTTGGCCGAGCCTAATGAGATCGCCACGCGGATTACGGCGCAAGCCACTATCGTGAAGGTCTTGCCGAACACGTACACGCACCGCTCTTCGCTGATGGCTGGGTTGTGATGGCACGGCGTAAACGATGGAAGTACCCAGGACGTAATGCGGATACCGTGCTCCATCTGACAGATCAACAGAAGTCCATAATCATGCGTGATCGCTACTGCGCCGGGCTATGCAACCGTGGCTCTCTCGGCATTCTGGACTCTACCCCATGCCCACCTCCCCTCCCCGATGGTGCGCACGATGCCGAGAAGCACACGCCGGCACCTGCCCCGAACGGCAGCCGCGGATAGACACCAGGCCGCACGCGACAGCGCGTGGGTATGACGGACGATGGCAGAAGATACGGGCGATCAAGCGGGCGCGTGATCCGCTGTGCGAGTGGTGCAAGGAAGCGGGCCGCGTGGTAATAGCCGAACTCGTAGACCACTACATACCACTGGCAG